ATCTCTGACAGTGAGTTTCAAAAACTCACCGAACAGCATCTTGTCGCTCTGTGGTGTGTTGTCGATACGACCGCAGTTGTATATGAAGTCCTCTAGGGCTGCAGCTTCTTCTCTATCCTTGGAATTCCACTCAGCCGTGAGGTCGCGCTTCACGATACGATAACCCATGTCAAGCTTCTTCCTAGATGGTCTGGAGAAGCGTAGGAGCGTGTCTGCGCGGCATTGGATGATAGCCGAAACAGTCCAGTCTCTGATGGATACGTCTTTGAGAGTTTTGTTGGTGAGTCGGGAAAGCTTCTGCTTGTACATCACATGGTGAGTGACGTTCTCGAAGTATGGGTCCTCGACTATAGCCTTGCGGCCGATATCCTTCTGGGCATCGTCAGCGTGAGCTGGCTCTGGCTTGTCTGGCAGAGCGTCTGCATCAGCCTTGAGTAAGTCGTCTATCTGCCCTTTAATGCGGCTTTTCAGCCAATCGTCGTACCAAGCCATTTAACTATTTTACCCCATAAGTAACTAGAATGACCATAAGAAGCCACCATCCCCGTTCCCACCATCACCCTCATCGTCGGGCTCCCCTGTCTTAGTCTTAACTATCTTACCAACCTTAGATGTGTCGACTTCAGTACTGAACTTGATGCCGCTGTTGGCCGCAAATTCGCCGGGGGTAGGGGTACGGGTATAGCTACCAGTCTTATCGACTGGACCACCCAGATCGTAAACTAGAGAATCTCCAGACAGTACAAGCTGAGCTTTACCTAGCAGCATCATCAGAGCATACCTGAGTGCGTCGAGCCAGTGGTCAAACTCAGTATCAGGATCTTCGGTGACTTCGCCAGCTGTATTGAGCTTGAAGTGATACATACCGAACTCTTGAATAAGTGGGGTTGACGTCTCTTTGGCCAAGAACATCTTGGCTTCGAGTGTTCCAGGTACTCTGAGCATCTTCTTGATGACCTGAATGCCGGGATTGATAGCTTTATCAATGTTGTTGGCCACAGGTAGACCAGCCAGCTTCATCTCCTCTAAGGCACCCATGTCAGCGGGATCTGCGAAGTACATCTGGCAACGATACATGTGGTGATACTTGTTCTTCAGGTGATGGATCCAGCCGGGTTGACTTATGTAGGTCATGCCGTCGCACCTGACGATGTATATGTTGTCGACCTTGTCCATGAAGAAATAGACTACTGTATTCGGAGACGACCATCCCCAGTCAACACCAGCGTAGCAAGGAAGTTTCATCTCGTGACACTTCTTGACAAAGATGTCGTGTGTGCATTCTCCTGGAAAATCTTTGCCGACTAGAATCTTCCACATCTCGTTCCATGACTTGACGTGCAGTCGTTCCTCAAACTCACGATATATGATGCCTTCAACAGAGGGCTTAAGGTTCATGAGCTGTGCAAGTGCCCAGTCAGCACCTTCAGCTTTTACCTTCTGTGCAAGCTCATCCAGCGTTTTAAGCATAGGAGACTTGGATGTCTGATTCTTGGCATCGCCTAGACATATAGCTGCAAGAGGACAGGTTGCACAGCCTTCGTACATACTGTGCTTCATGTAGTCTTTTTGCTTCTGCGGAGCCTTCTTCTTGAACTGCTCTTCAGTGAGAACTTCCATGTTATCTTGGATCACATAGAGATCTGCTTTTTTAGTGCCGGATCTGGAGTCTGGGCAGCGTTCGGTGAACTCGAATGCAGTCCATCTCCTAACTGTGCGACCCTCGGTATCCGCATTCTCAATCTGCCTATTCATCAGACCATAGCGGGATTTACGTGTCGAGATGCCAACTCTGAGAGCTTTCTTGCCTTTCTTGGAGTCAAGCATACCTGAGATCTCTTTGAATGCAAGTGCGCCTTCACCGCTGACTGTATCGATCTCATCGACTACGACAAGTGGAACGTGCGGACCGTTGCAGGCCTTGAGTGTGCAGGGCAGAACTTCAAGAGTTATCTTCTCGTCGTTGACGTTGAAGATAGACTTACTCATGTTAGCTTTCTCTAGGATGCGCTTATCTTCAGGGACGTCTGACGGTGTAACTAGATCTTTGATGTGGCGGTTGTATAAAAAATTCTTGATGTATGCATAGCATCGATCAGCTTGGTTCTGGATCGCTCCGACGTGCACCACATCTCTCTGATCGTGAAGTAGGATCATCATCTCTGCGATAGCCATGCCGAGAGTCTTGCCAGAGCCTCGACCAGCAACATAGAGAAGTTCTTGAATCTTGTTAGGGTTGTTCTTGTTGACGCAGATATCGTACACTTCCCACACAACGTCTAGCGGTGTCGTATCAGCGTATCGACTTACCTTCGCATCGGGAAGATGTAGGTCTAGAAAGTATTTGATCCATGCAGCAAGCTCTTTCCTGGTCTTGCAGGGTTTCAGAAAGAGCTTAGCATACTTGTCTTTCTCCTCAGCCGTCATAGCTGAGATAGCTTTACGTTGGGCCATCGCTGTCTTCCACTAGATCTAAGACACTAGGCTCTTCTTTCGGAAGAACTTGTGGAGTGTTATTGGAGTTGCTTGGTAAGTCTTCTCGCTTCGGAGGATTAGACAGGGCATCAAACATGGGCGAAGTCTTATTGTTGGAGCCTGGGGTTGCACCTGCCACAATCTTGTACAGCGTTTCAGCAACTTCCTTGTACTCTTTGATACTCGTAACACGAAGGTCTGGTTTTGGATTGTTGAGCGGATCCATGGCATACTTGTGCATAGCAGCAAGATGCTCAGCATTGCTCACAGAGAGCATTGCAGTGAGGAAGTCTACTTGGTCGATCACAGACTTAACTACTTTTGCGCGAACACGATCGCGAAGGGTGTGCATCATCTTGTCCCTGTCTTGAGCCCAACCCCTGAGCGCACAGGTCATGATGATCCTATCTACGGAATACTGAGGAAACTGATTGTGCAGTTCGTTGAACGAAGAACCAATCAAGTACATCTCGAATAGCTTCAGCGATTCCTGTTCAGGTATAACGCCGGCAGTCTTATTCTTCCTGAGGTACTTCTCTCCCAGGTTTATCTCTTCCTGAGTCAGTCCGTGCTTTTCCGCATCCGTGAAATTTCTCTTCAGTGCCATTCAACTCTCTCCATCTAGAGTTATACCTAATAGTTGTAACTACTTGATCTATCCTGACTAGACTAATGTTCTTCATTCTAGCTATCTCAGGAAGAGCTAAATTTATCAGGAAACAGGCAAGGATTGAACGCTCGAGATCAGTGAAAGAGTCGATGATCTCGACTATTTTCTGAGCGCGCGGACTTTTGTTATTGATTAGTTCGTAGATAAGTGAGCGTAACTTACGTTCTTGCTCTTGGTTGGAAATTATCTTTTCTAGGGTCTCAGTGAATGAGGTATTGTTACCTGAAAGGTAGTGCACCCACAGGTCTTGCTGCAAATCTTCGTCGTTAGTCAGGCTGTTTATCAGCTTGAAGACTGTCTTCTCGTCTTCTGTTAAATCCTTCCTCATATCCTTCAATGTCCATCAACTTGACGTCAGCGCTCCATCCAGGCCCACAAAAGTCCTTGACAAAAGCGTTTAGGATATGTTGAAGGTTAAGGTTTCCGTGCTTGTTAAGCATTCTCTTGAACCTCCAGAGCCCAAACAATCCCTTAGCATTAGAGAGCTCTTTATAGGTCTCTATGGCTTTGAGCATCTTTACGTCAAAGTAAAGTGAGTAGTCAAGTCTTTTGTTCTCAACGTTGATGTTGAGCTCTACTGCCTTGACTTCCTTATGGACTATGGAACCATACATGAAAAGCTGGTTTTTGATACCGTCGTTGATGAGCCCATTGTTCATAAGCCATCGATTCTGGTCAAGAAACTCAACTAACTCTTTGGAATCCATAGTTCCTCCATCTCATTATACCAGAGTATGACTTACATTTTCAGCTTAGAGTCCAGCTGACTGAGCTGGGAATACACTTTTGCTGCCTCTTTTTTTAGCAGGTCTTTGTCTAAAGATCCAGCATATACTCTATCTATGTACTCCTCTGTTATATTAGCTACAGAAAAGGACTTAATTGAGACTTTTTTCTTCTCGCTATCTGTGAAGTGCGGTTTAAAGTTAAGACTAACTGTTTTTCGTAGTTCTTGTAGTTCTTCTGAGTCTCTGATAGCAAGATACTCTACCTTAGGGCCAGTGATCTCTGCCACCCAGTGGTTCGCGGTATCCACAGATTCAATTATCATATTTTTAACGTTATCTGCGGAATATTCTGATAGATCATATGTCAAACTTTTCCACTGAGGAAGTGGACAGTCGATGAAACTGTACTTGTAGGTTTCCGTGTCGAAGAGCATAACGCCCTTGTTCTGGTCTACATCGTTCACCGATTGAGCATACGGAGTTCCTGGATAGATGACCTTGCCGAACATCTGTCTGGTATGGATGTGTCCGCTGATGATGATCTCAGCAGAGATCTGATCTGCGTTAACTCCGGCATCAGGCCGCGTGAAACCGTAGTCTGCGCCTATGAACGTCTGATGGGCGATGCAGATAGGCTTCGTGATCTTGGGGAATGTAGAGATGTCTACTTGGTATGGGACAAACGTTACATCGTCGAGTTCAAGTACATCGTCGACCACAAAAAGCTTGTCATAGGTTCCTTTAAAAGACTGTAGAGCGTGATACCTACTATCGTTAGGCTTGTACATATCATGATTGCCAAGCACATAGTAGTAAGCAATCCCCTGAGAAGTGGCGACTTGAACATGCTTCTTAAACTCCTGCGTTATCTCAGAGCGGACGACAGCGTGGCTATCAAAAGTATCACCCAGATTAACAATCGCATCGGGTTTCACCTCAAGAATTAAGTTGTTGACCCAGTTCAAAAACTGTTTCGCCAGCTCGAACCGAGTGATCTTCAAGTGGGGGTCACCTATGAGCAAAAGTTTAGCCATTTGTGTCCTCCAGATACTTTATAGCAGCACTCAAAAAATTTCTATTATCTCTAAATGAACCTAAACCAATATTACACAAGTAACAAAGTAAACCTCTAACCTTTTGAGTTTTGTGGCAATGATCAACTGCGAAGACTCCATTAGGTCCAGGATCTGGAGAGGAACATATGCTGCAAACATTATTCTGTTTCAATAAAAGTGCTTCAAACTGCTCTTTAGTAATACCGTATTTATTCTTTAAAACTACGAACCTTCTAATAGAAGGATCTTTCTTCATTGCCTTCTTGTGATTCACTCGACGACGCTTTTTGTTGCACTTTCGGCACTCTGGTCTCACTCCGTGAAGACACCAGTTCGCCTTGTAAAACCGAGTTATTTTCTTCCTCTTCTTGCAATGGCTGCATTTTTTCGTCTTTGGCATGATAGTGCTTCTCGCAGAAGTACTCGCTGTACACCTCTCCATCCCTTATACCGTGGGCACCGAAATCGCTTTCAGCACCGCACACTAGGCATGGGTCTTCTATCTGCTGTTCGGCTTGATGCCGCTCTTCAGGGCAATCTCGCATATGTGATCCAATCTTTCGATGTGTTCGTAAGCAGACCAAGGGTCGCTAGCAACGGCACAAACGCCGTGATTAGCTTGACCAACAATATCGAACTCTCTATTTCCGCTTGGACATAGAGCTAGATACGTGGCATCTCCTAGCTTCACAGAAGTCGCTGGCAAATTAGGGACAGAAGGACCTACTCTTGTGTACCTGTAGATCTCTGGGAAGTCCGCTGCAAGTTTCTGTAGATCGAATCCAGCATACATAGCTGCTACAACATGTGTAGGATGAACATGTAGGACAGAAGTTGTCACGTCGACTTCTCTAAGAAGCATCCAGTGCATATGTAGTTCGCCTGACGGGCTTACGTCGCCGGGAACATCAAGCTCGCGATCGACGATCTTCAACTTAACGATAGATTCAACTTCGATCTTGTTCTTGCGGACGCCAGAGGGCGTGATGTAGATCTTGTTGCTTCCTTTTCTTCTAAGAGAGGCGTTACCATCTCTTGTGGTGATCCATCCTTTATCGTAGCAGCGACGCATCACATCGCCAATAGCTGTAATCATTCTTTATCTCCGTTTAGCAGAAGGTCCTCAGCGATGTCTAACTCACCATCGTTAGGAAAAATATCGGTGTGTAAGCCGACGTAGAAGAATTCATCTCCATACTTCTTCGTTTCATAGACCTTCAATCGTCCCATGCTAGATATGATCTCTAGCGACTGCATTCCTTGCTGGTTTAAAGAACCACCGAAGGGACGACTAGTTTGATAAGCTAACTGATATAGCATATCCTTGAACATCTGAGTAGAGACAACAACTGCATCTGGAGTACAGTTGTTGTCTTCCACATACTTATGGACTCGGTTCTCTATCTCTTCAAAGATATCAAACTCTTCCTCGTTGAGCATCAGTTTTCCAGATTTTCTAGGTCCACGTTAACCATGTCAAGCGCTTCATTGCGAACTTTGACAGCGTCGTCGTTTGCAGAGTTACAAGCTGCAACAATCTCTTCCTGCATCTTCTTGGATGCTAGAACAGCGTTGCGGATGTTCTGCTCACCGCGAACTGGATCATAGCTAGCAAACTGCCACATCTGAACGTTCTCTTTCTTAGTCTCAGGATTGACTGGGTGAAAGATGACGCCAAGGCTCTTGGCTAGATCGAACACTTCATTGCCGGTATCTACGATACCTTCCTCGTAGTTTAGAGTGAACTGAGCGGTCCGATAAGGTGCCGCAACACGATTCTTCTTGAACTTGACGCGAACTTTGTGACCGATCTGAGCTGCTCCACCGTGGATATTCTCGCCAGTCTCAACAACACCGTCTTTGGTCTCTAGTTTCTCAACTTGAGCCATATAGTCACAGAAGTGCTTCAGCGCACGACCGTCCGGAACGATCCATGGGTTGCGCATCTTCTTGTACTGATCCATCTCTTCATAGACCTGCTGAACTAGCACACACGTGATGTTGTTCTCACGGATCACAGGAGTGACATGCTTGAGAGCAGAGCCAAGATACGATGCACCTCCACCACCCATTGTCTGGTCAGTGGATTGCTTCTTAATATCTTTTGGATACTTGATGGATTTGACGGAGTCGATTGCGATAGCCTTGATCGGACATCCTTCTTGGATCTTCTCTAGCATCTCTCCTGAGATATAGTCGAAGATCTTGAGAGGATCATTCGTCTGACGAATATATAGACGATCTAGATCGCCGCCTAGCTTACGAAACCATGCCTTGTTGAAGGCATACTCAGCATCAAACAGCACACAGATACCATCTGGATGCTTACGCTGAATCTCGATCAGAGTAAGCTGCATGAGCAAGGACTTACCACCAGACTCAGGACCGAAGTAGCAGAGAGCCTTGCCTTCCACCAGACCACCGTTACCGATAGCCCAGTTGAGAGAAGGGGACGCTAGTTCGATCACGCTATCAGTAGGCTCTGGCATCGCTGCTGCAACAGCACCGAAGTCAGAAGTAAGAGATGTCATCCATTTCTTAGCATTAGACATAGGACACCCCTACCACCTCATAGGTCACTGGCTTACCAACTCTAGGAAGCTTTAGTCCACGCGGCCAAGCGTTAGTGGCTGCCGTAGTAGCTTCATCCTTGTCGTTGAAACGATTAGGCTCAAACAGAACATTGTATCGTTTTCTGTTCGCTTTGATGGTCACAACCACAATAGATTCTCTAGTTAGTAAACTTCTTGGTACACAGTCGTCTACGCATGGATTGTCGTAGGTTTGAGAAAGGGCAAAAGTAACCTTTCCATTGTCTTTCTGACTAGCAGAAGTAAATTTGCAGTTCATTGTACATCTCCATTCTCATCGATCTTCAAGTCCTCATATGGAGCAACGTGACGACGATAGAGTTCAAGTTTGGCACACTCGAGTGCACCAATAGCATCGTTGTAGTTCTGGTACTTACGATCGGTGTTCTCTAGATATGCAAGCATCAGATGCGTAACTAGATAGTTCAGATCACCAGGAGTACGGATGTCATTCAGATGCATTGCATTTACAAGGCTCTGAAACTTTTCACGATCTTGTTGTCTTAGATAAGGCATTAGTTAATCCCTTCGTCAGGAGACATGTATTGCTCGCCGTATGCGATCTTCTTCACATCATCGTGAGCTAATCTGAACTCCTGCATCTTATTTTTAAGGAAGGACACCAGAGCCTGTGTCTTGGCTCTGGTGTTCGCTGCCCTGATTACTGTTTCGTCGATATCGACGTACTGCTTTCTAGCTTCAGATGATTCTTTGATGCCCTTAGTCTTGAGATAGTCACCAGCCTTATCCAGATAAGCGATAGATCTAGCTGTATCTAGAGCCGCCGCTGTTTCTAGATCGAAACGAATAGCTTGACTTAACATGCTGTTCGTAACGTCGTAGGCTATGATGAAGTCACGAAGGTAGACAGGGGCCATCATCTTGTTGATGGTTCCGATCTCTTTGATCTTCTTCGTGTACTCAACGAGTTTAGTTACATCGATGGAGACGAGTCTCTCCTCGATCCTCTGAAGTGCATTCTCTACCATGATAGGTCCTTAGTTGAGGATGCTGTCTGCTAGTGCGAAGACGTCGTCGTCAATCGTAGCTGCAGCAGCCGGTTTAGCTGCTTTGCCGTTGGAACGAGGAGCTGGTTCTGAGTCCAGATCATCTTCATCGGCTGCGCCCAGATTGAGATTGACTTTCTTTGTGCCTTTTGCTGGTTCTTGACGAACTGTATCGTCAGATCCTTGACGACTGCCGCCGCTGTTTCCAGTGGGAGCAGTATTGACAACGACATCACCGAAATCATCGAAGCCAGGAACTGCTGCTTCGGGAACTTCAGAAACGATGTTGCGGAGGTTCGCCAGAAGGATAGCTTTAAGCTCGTCGTACGTCTTGGTCTGATAGATAGCACCGAGATCATATGCCATGCTTTCGTAGTTCTGAACTACGTTGTCAGGGAGAGGCGACTGATCGTCGACGAACATAGTTTTGTTCGTTGCTGGGTCCTTCGTCTTGAGCTGAACCTTGACAGCATCATACTCGGTGTTGAAACCTTCGCCAGTGCGAGTGATATCAAACCACACACCGGAGTCATCCGTATCGCTGTTGAGCGACGTAGGATCCTGGGCATAGTCTTGGATATACTGCATCATAAGATCCTTGAGCTTCTTCTGAGCAGTTGCTTTGACTTCGAGGATGCCTACTTCGCCAGCCTTGTTGATAGCGTTGTAAGCATACACAGTCTTTGGACGAAGATTCGACAAGACCTTGTTGATGTCCTGTAGTCTCTCTTTCACGTCTGCGTCAGAGGCGCCTTTCGCCTTCATATCAGACTTGATAGCTTCAGCTTTTTTAGCCAGAAGATCGACATATTCAAAGATCGGACACTTCTTTTCGGAAGTGAGCGAGCTTGCGAATGGACGCATGCGACCAGACTCAGGATCAAGAAGACCCCAGGTGATCATCCATTTTCTGTAAGGGTATCCGTTTGCAGTGGGACCGAATGGTGGGAGGATGCGGAAGATATTGTGTCCAGGTTGGACTTTGTGGCGCTTCCACTCGCGCTTTGGTTTGAGAGCATCTAGATTTACGTTAATTTTAGCCATATTTTCTCCAATTACCCCGAAGGGCACTTTATTGTTAACTACCGCAGTGCGGCATACCTTATATTATACCACAGTTCTCAGAAGAGCTTGGTAATGAAGTAGATTCCAATGCCTAAGTCAGCGACTAAGGCAAGCGCTATGACGACATAGCAAGTCATTTTTAGCAATCTCAACCTCCTCTTCTTTACTGGAAAGGGGATGACGTTACTTGTTTCCTGCTGAGGCTCTTGCAAGCTCATCCGCTTCCTCTTTCGTTACAGCTGGTTTGCCAACTGTTTTTCGTGGCTTGAGACCGAGATACGAATCTACATCTTTAGCGTCGATCTGGTCGAGACCGTTCTGATAGAAAACCCCGGTCTTCTGATGTGGTCCAACAAAGTAGACCAGCTTAGTACCGTGTGGACGATCGCGAAGGCGATGCTCGATGTAGCGATCAAAGATCGCAGGGTAGTTCTCTTCAAGAACTCGATTCATGATTGCACTCAAGTCACTATCGCTAGCATACTCAAGACCGTCATAGTTGTGAGCCTTGATATGGCGGATTGGATCGAACGTTTGATCGTATTTGATCGCGATCATCTGAGCCATCGAACGGATGTACGATGGAGTTGTGATATTTTTGCGATCAGTCCTGCGAGCTGAAGCTTGACGAATCTCAGGAATGAAGTCGGGCATCTCGATTAGATACTCTCCATCCCTTAGTTCAGTCGGTGCTGTTTCCACTATTACGAATTTTGCCATCTGATCCTCCTAGCAGAATAAGTTCTGCCATATTATTTTCTAATGTTTTTATTCTGTCGAAAACATTAATCAGGTCTTTTATACGAATCTCTTTATCGCCGCATACAATATATGCGCCATCGTTACGACACTGTATGCTTACAGTTTCTTCAGGTGTCTTCACACATATTGAACCGTTCTTTGAAACGTTAAGATTGCCTGATTGAAAGTAGGTACTCATCACTGATCTTCTACCCGTTCGATCTCTTTCACGTTGATACTCAACGGAGTGAGCCAACCTTCCTGGAGAGTGCCTCGAACATAGACGATAGTATCCTTCGGCCAATGCTTTGCTCTGTCAGCATTCCACTGAACACACTCAACCGTGTTATAACCATCGCTCAGCATTACAGAAACTTTACTCCACTTACGACCGCTTTTCTTAGAGACGCCTGTAGCGTAGGAAGAAGATTCATACAGCAAGAACATGCCGACATCTTGGTCGTACCCGTTCTCCAACATACCTTCAGCCACTCGCACGCAAGACAAGATCGGAGTGGTCCCTAGGATCATTGGAATAGCTGCTCGACCAGTCTTGCTAAGACCTTGCCACTTGCTAGTGATGTGGTTAACGATAGAAGGTTCATCCAGGATCGACTTGTTGAAGCACGTATTGCTCTCTCGTTCCATGAGAAAGATTGACATGTCGTCC